AGACTCGCGTAGTTTCCGACCATATTCCCCTGTCCACTAGCCCCACCGTATAAACGTAACCAACCATCGTTCGCTGGTGAAAATGTATAATAATCTCCATCGGATGGCATACCATGTTGATCCCCAATCCACGTATTCGTGCTCGCAGAAGTGAGGCGTAGGCCGGCATATTTCGTTGATGTCATACTCCCCGATCGTATGTTGGTGAGGAACCTGGGGGGGAAACTACTGTTATTTACAAGCCCGGGGTCTTGGCTAGTGATCGTGATGATCGGTTGCTCAGAATACTTTTGAGAGTCCTTTGCTGCATTCGACGGTTGTAGATGAAACTCTATTTTAGGTGCTTTCAAACGTAATCGGTCTCCGTATAAAAACCTATCGTTTGACATAGTATCATTCCATGCCTGTGTGGAAGACCCATGGGGAACACCAGTACCTCCATCACTATTGGCCCCATACCACTTCGATATGAGTATTTCCGAATCGCGGTCATCGGTAGTACCGAGATGTACCACTTCCATGGTTGATGCGTTAACTAAGTTATCACCTTTCGTACCACCGAATAGAATTCGTTTCGTATTCGTATTATTCGTCGTAGACCCTACGACAATCTCATCAGCCTTAACATATCCTTCAAATAACGAATTACCTCTAAATACACTCGTTAAGGGGTATTCATATACGTACACATAACCCGTTCTAGTATTGAAAGGACCAGGCCCTCCCGGAGCACCAGTTACGACCCGGTCACCACTTTTTGTCGCGACTGAAAATCCCTGTAATTCCCCTGATTTTTTCGCACCAATATCTTTTATTTCACTTACGCGGTACCATTCCGAACCCGAATAATCATACGCTAAAAACATATATCTCCTATCGTACATGGTCGCAAATAGTCGCGACCCGTCAGTCCCCATGGCCAAAGCGTAGCCGTGTTGACTCTGTATGAACGTATTTAAATTTGGTCGTAGACTTTCAACCCAGTTTGCTTCACCTGTATCGTATTCATAATATAGAATTCTTCCGGCATGCGAATCCGTAAACGATCCATCGAAAAAACCAGGTGCTGACGCGGAGATACGAGTTCCGTCAGGTGATATCTGAACAGCTGACCCAAACCCCCCAAACGCATTACCTTGGTAGTCAGTCCAATTTCCTATATGATTACTACTTATGTTAGGACCTTTAATCGTTCCCGCACCACCGTTCCCACTGCTGGTACTCGTAGTACCACCGACTGTCGTGACACCAGATGTCCAGTTTCCATTTTCCGGACAACGTTTTATTCGAACGTATCCAACCTGGTATTGGGGGTATCTTAATACATAAATGCCACTAAACATCTCTCCCCCATAAAACGGGTGATTGCTATAATCGGTACCCGCGAGACTCTGTAGGTCAATTTTAGTACTATATGCGATATTGTTATATGTACCACCACCGCTGTGGTCACTCGATGGGTAACTCTCTTTTCTCGTACCCGGCATACCAGCGATATAATGTCTACCGAACGCAGCCATGTGAACGGAATGTCCATAACGATTAAACGAATTGTTTAATCGTACGTATGAACTAGTAGAAATAGGAACGTGATTATATATATTCGATCCATCGTCAGTGTGTGAGAGGGTAAACCCATTGGCTCCGTTAGCTGTTTTTTCATATACGTATACAACACCCGAACCGTAATCGGGTGCGCTTGCCACGAATTTAAGGCCCCTGGCAGCCGCGATAGAAACCGCATACCCAAAACTCGGACTTCCCGATCGGTGTATCGTCTGCGTTAACGAGAACCCTGAACCAGTATCATCGTAAACGTATACCCGATTAACATCTGGTGCGCCTACGAGTATCCGTGTACCTGCATAATTCATAGAAACGGAGTGGCCGAATTTACCAGCTGCTTCAGGTCCGTTGATATAACTACCGTATTGAACCCATGAGCCATTAACAAGATTCCATATACCTATATAGCCACGGTAACTACTGTATTCGATACCACTCGCAACAATACGGTCACCGTCGAAATTCATATCTACTGAATATCCGAATTGTGAGGCAGTACTTCTACCGCTAATAGTAGACCCGACCTGTGCCATTAATTAAAAACGATATATTAATTTCCATCATAAAACGTTCGGTGTGTACCCGGCATCGTTACCATCTTGAGGCACTTGATTGGTCACTCGAACATCTTTAATGAAAAGTGCGTTACAATTCACCTGATACGTCTCTAATAAGTCAACCGCGCGTAAAGTTCTTGAAACGTATACATCTCCCGTGACACTAAGCTTATCATCCGCTGTATCATTAACCGCGACATTCGCCCCCACCTGTAGTGTTTGTGTAGTCAAAGCTTCTACATTCGAAATACCGACAGGTCCATCAGTATAATAGGCTTTCGTACCATCGGTTAAAAAAGCACCACCACCGAATGGGTTTCCACCTTGTGTGAGGTTACCTGTAAAATTTACATCCCCTGTAACATCCAACGTGTACCCAGGTGTAGTAGATGCTCCGATACCAACCCTAACAAACGTAGCATCCCCAGTGAACGCTGGTGCGTTTGAAAGAACGACACTCCCCGTTCCCGTACTCGTAGCGACACCAGTCCCGCCACGGGCGACTGGAAGTATACCAGTCGTGATTTTACTTGTATCTAAATTGGCGAGTGTCGTTACTAACGTAGAATTTTGATTTCCGTTAATACCAATGTTACCGGTAACCGCACCAGTTAAAAATAAACCTATCGTGTATTGCCAACGAGTCGAAGTCAGTGCGTTCCCTTGTAAAGACCCTATAAATGTATTGGCTCTCACGGGTCCTCCGAAAACGTCGAGGGCTCCCGCCGGGGTAGATGTCCCGATCCCAACCCTGTTATTGATAGAATCGACAAAAAGAGTATTCGTATCGACCGCAACATTACCACTTGAATAAGAAATATCATTCCCAGAAGTTACCCACGGTGAAGTTCCACTACCACCACCACCACTAAAAGGGGACCCATTTTGTGTGATAGTTTGAAAATCGATGTTCCCTGCGATTGTCACGTCTGTAGAAACGTATGCGTTCCCGACCACATGTAAATTCGATGTCGGTCCATTGACATCGACACCGACTCCTAAACTGGAGATGACATTATCCAATACTATGTTTGACGAGGCACCGACGAACGTAGTTTTATTCGCCCCTCGAAAGTTTAGGATACCATTCGCAGCCATGTCTACTATGTATAAGGTTTTTTCTTACAAAGTGGGAGGCACTTTGGAGGAAATTTTTAATAGGTACCCAAGAAGTGTCCACCGAACGTCGCTGAACTGAGAGAGGTGGTGGAGTTGTCAGCACGGGGAAATATACCTTCATCTTTTGCTAATTTGACTATAGTAGAGCTCATAGTAGCTCTACGACCACCACCATCAGCGGGTGATATCCACATCTCAAAACTTTCCCACTGATCTTCGTTCCCATTGGTTCTCTTAATGTACCACTGGATCTCCTGTTGTGCGGTACTCGAATCATTAAGTCTCACTTTACACGATACGTGGTATATCCCGTCTAAGGGTGCGAAATATGTACCTTGATTATTGCTTGCTCCGCCAGATGAACGAAATCCATTCGACGAAGCTGTCCCAGCTGGGGTATAATCAAACTCTGTAGTTATTGTTGAATTAGAATCGGATAATATACCATTACCGGCTACAATCTGTCCACCAGAAGCCCTCGCATAAAACGCGAACGCTCTATGTCTCATAGTCCCCGAACACGTGAGATCACCAGCGACATCTAGAGTGTAGTTGGGTGTCGCTGTTCCGATACCAACGTTTCCTCCGGACCCATCTACGAAAAGACGAGGACCAGACGTTAGGCTTGTAGTGAAGAATATATAGGCTGCACCGGCACTGCTACCACCCGTATCCTCGAGATGCGCCCCAACGAGAGCTGTATTTCCGTCCCCAGAGAGTGATACACTATTACCGAAATAGTCATATGTCTCTGCATCTGAGGCTTGTATTTTCTGATTTTGAGACCATGTCCCGTTAGAACGAGTGAATATATAGGCTGCACCGAAACCCGTATCCTCGGGATGCGCCCCAACGAGAGCTGTATTTCCGTCCCCAGAGAGTGATACACTATAACCGAAATAGCCAGATGCCTGTGGATTTGAGGCTTGTATTTTCTGCTGTTGAGTCCATGTCCCGTTAGACCGAGTGAACACGTAGGCTGCACCGGCATTGGTACCACCCGCATCCTCGAGATACGCCCCAACGAGAGCTGCATTTCCGTCCCCAGAGAGTGATACACTATAACCGAAATAGTCAGATGCCTGTGGATCTGAGGCTTGTATTTTCTGCTGTTGAGTCCATGTTCCACCAGAACGAGTGAACACGTAGGCTGCACCGGCACTGGTACCACCCGCATCCTCGAGATACGCCCCAACGAGAGCTGTATTTCCATCCGAGGGGAGTGATACACTAAAACCGAAACGGTCGGCTGCCTGTGCATCTGAGGCTTGAATTTTCTGCTGTTGAGTCCATGTTCCACCAGAACGAGTGAATATATAGGCTGCGCCGGCATCGGTACCACCCGCATCCTCGCCATACGCCCCAACGAGAGCTGTATTTCCGTCCCCAGAGAGTGATACACTATAACCGAAATAGTCAGATGCCTGTGGATCTGAGGCTTGTATTTTCTGCTGTTGAGTCCATGTCCCGTTAGACCGAGTGAACACGTAGGCTGCACCGGCATTGGTACCACCCGCATCCTCGCCATACGCCCCAACGAGAGCTGTATTTCCGTCCGAGGAGAGTGATACACTAAAACCGAAATTGTCGGATGCCTGAGCATCTGAGGCTTGTATTTTCTGCTGTTGAGTCCATGTCCCGTTAGAACGAGTGAACACGTAGGCTGCACCGGCACCGCTACCACCCGCATCCTCGAGATACGCCCCAACGAGAGCTGTATTTCCGTCCGAGGAGAGTGATACACTACGATAACTGAAATTGTCGGATGCCTGTGCATCTGAGGCTTGAATTTTCTGCTGTTGTTGATACACAATGGGGGTTGCTAACACTGTTGGTCCCACAATGAGGTTCGAGGACACATAAACGTTACCCTCGACGTGGAGGTTTGCATCGGGAGATGATGTTCCTACACCAACCCGACCAGTCGTGTATGAAATATCATTCCCCGATGTTACCCATGGAGATGAACCACTACCTCCACCACCGTATGCCGAACCATTTTGTGTGAGCGCGCCCGTAAAATTGATATCCCCTGCGACATCTAGTGTGTAGTTGGGTGATGTCTGATTAATACCGACATTTCCCAGAGATGTAATCGTCATGCGCTCGATGGCATTGGTCCACCCATCTACAGTGTTTGTATGAAATGCTATACCACCACCACTGCTAACTGAATTCCATAAATTGAGACGATTGCTTGTCATTCCTATAGCACTTTCTTGAATGGCACCATCCTGCCAAAATTCTATCCGGGGGTTGTCACCCTCGTCATTGTTATCTGTATCGGCTTGAAGAATTAAACGACAGTCGCCGGCAGTGCCTGACGATACATGTAAAGGTCCTTGTGGACTGTTTGTTCCGATACCTACACGACCAGTCGTGTATGAAATATCATTCCCCGATGTTACCCATGGAGATGAACCACTACCTCCACCACCGTATGCCGAACCATTTTGTGTGAGCGCGCCCGTAAAATTGATATCCCCCGCAACATCTAGAGTGTACCCAGGTGTAGACGTTCCGATCCCAACGTCACCATTCGGGTCAATAACCATCTGAGGTGTATTATTTTCGTAATTGTCGCGTCCGGAATAAAATAAAAGGTCCATTTGACCCGCGGTGGTAGTCGCACCTTCTCTAGCTGCCATGCCACTATAATGTGGTTCCGAACCATTTGCATCCATGTTTTTTATTAAAAACGCGCCATTGAACTGACCTGACTGATTAGTCGTATCACTTGAAGCGGCGATAAATTCAAACCCTGACGCGTCACGGCCTTCAAGAACTCTACCTCCATGAACAGATGCCATGGTTTGTGGTAACGGATTAGGTGTACTCCACGAACCTATTCCAACGTTGCCCAGATAATTGATACACATCTTTGTTTGTCCCAGTTCGACATTACCATTATCAGCGACGCTATCAACGCAAAAATGTAAACCATGTCTACCCCAACTTTGTGTACCGCCGTATTGTGTCCAAGGTGCTGAAACGATCGCCGTCTTAGACTGATACATTGAACCGGATTGAGATATTCCCCCGAAGTATATACTACGAGTTACTGAATTTTGGGGGAACGAACCGGAATTAGCATCCGAACCCGACGGAATATGTACATTTCCATCGACGGTTAATGGCTTAGAAGGTGTAGACGTTCCGATACCAAGTTGGCCGCCAGAGAGCAGACGCATTCTTTCATTATCAGAACCAGCCTTGAATAGAAGATGGTTACCACCCGTGGAATGAATACCAGCTCTTAAAGCACCGGTACTCGTGTGAAACGTGTATCCACCGACCCCATTGTGGTTAATACCAACACTACCGTTTACCTCTAAGGTTTGTAACGGTGTAGACGTTTTGATACCGACGTTACCGGTGGTGACCAGCCCTGTCGTAGGGTTAGTGAATTCTATAACATGTGGTGTGACATTTCCAGTGGCTGTGATAGCTGAGAGTTCGTGTAGTGCCTCGACGAGAACATTTCCCATCGTCAGGGTACCACCCAAACCGAGGTCTGTACTGACGAATGTATTTCCCGTCACGTGAAGATTGGCGTCGGGTGATGTCGTTCCGATACCAACATGACCTAACGAATAGGAGATATCATCCCCCGATGTTATCCATTGACTGGTACTCGTACCCCATTCGGGAATACCCGATGCTGAAACTTTAAGGACGTCGCCGGTGGTACCACTGATGACGAGGTTTTCGGCTGATACGGCCGCGTCCGCGTAAATGATATCCCCAGGTGTTTCAAGTATATCACTCAGATCAGTACCATTTCCCCTGTATTTCTGTGTGGCCCTTCCAGTCGAACACCGGGTCATCTTATATATGTATGAGACATTTTCCAACCGAAAATGCGTCCGGTTTTGGTTTTTCTGACGTATATCCCGAAATGTTAAACCCACCCTGTTTGTATACCCTGAGACGCTTGTTGTACATGGCAAAAAATACGGACCATTGATCCACCACATCGTAAATGCGTGGATTGTTCTTCTTACCGGTAGTCTCGCGCATGATACGCCCGATAGACTGAATGATATCAGACTTAGGAGTTGCGAGAATGACCGTATCGAGTGTGGGGATATCTAATCCTTCGTGGGCCTGACTGAAAGTCGCAAAAATGATTTGCTTTTTACTAGATGCTGCGAGATCTGCTTCTTTCATACCACCCATGTACAAACCCGATGTCGTCTTAAACTTTTCATGAAGATACTCACAATGAAATCGTCGGTCACTGAGAACTAAAATTTGACGAGTTGTTTTCGAAAGATCCTTGATCGTTGACAAGATGAGACGGTTTCTTTCGGGTATCTCTGTAACTTCCGTAACCATGGTCGCTAAGGATAATTTCCCGAAACGTGTACACGGTGGAGGATCCTCGTACCGATCACATTTAAACTCAAGAGGGAAAACATCCACTTGTTCCTGATTCTCTCGTTCAACTGAAAAGAATGTGGGACCCATAAACCAGTGTAACACTTTCGTGAGTCCGTCTTTTCTATTAGGCGTTGCCGACAATCCGTAAATGTGTTTTGGACACATTTTAAAGAGTGACTGTGAAAATACTTTCGCGCATATATGATGAGCCTCATCCACGATGAGCGTTCCTATACTATCAAAGTCTCCGAAAGAATATTCTTTTAGGGATAAGGACTGAAGCATGGCAATCACGAAATCACAGTTTGTTTCTTTTTTATTCTGTTGAACCATCCCGATAGTCGCTCCCGGACAAAATTGTTGAATACGTTCGCGCCATTGGTTCGCTAGAAATTCCTTGTGTACGACAATCATCGTGCGATAACCGAGCTTACACGCTATGGCCAGGGATACGGTCGTCTTCCCGAACCCACATGGCAGTGAAAGAACGCCGTGACCCGCTTCGATAGCCTTTGAGAGTGCAGCATTTTGAAACGTTTCATCGCGTAGCTTTCCATTGAATTTTATTTTAATTTTAGCGGGTTCGGGTCTGTTATCTTCTTTGGGTGTTCCGAATTTTTGTTCACCGTAAAATCTCGGTACACATAATCCAGATTTAGACTTTCGAAATACCTTAAACGAAGGTGGTGCCTGGCCGAAATCTGCATTAACGATTGGACGAACCGTCAATTCCTTTTTAACTTCAGGTGTATCCCCTGTAATATACCCTGTTCGGGTAAGTTTCATACCGTATTTGCGTGTACTAACTTTATGTAGGACAATTTCCACGAATACCCACTATACTCACCTACGTTCCAACACCCCATGAAATCTGTGTCAACTTCGACATCATCACCCTTGTTAAGAGATTGGACGGGTGCGCCTTCGTATTTACACATCACACGTCTATATCTAAACGGAACCTTGATCGTCAGAACATTCCCTTCAAGGGGGTTATCTATATGTGGCGTGGTAAGTACTTTCCGTGCGTGAAAATACTCTACACGTCGTACGGTCGCATCTGGTACGATGAAGCGGATGTATTTTTTGTCATTGTATTCATACATCGGTGTATGAACAGTTGCATTGAAGTGAAGTGGCATACGTAATGTATACGTTGTATTTTTTATACTCGTATATTACAATGGCGCTATGTTTAGGAATAAATTTATCAGCACCAACTTCCAGGAAGGTGAAAACATGGAAGTTCGCGGGTAAGTTTCTGTGGAAAAATGCCACTGTACAGAATAAATCAGAACTTGGTCGATGGACAAAGGATGAACTCCTTGAACTCGGACCGACATTTGTAAAATTAGGACAAATCGCTTCGACGAGAGCGGATCTCTACCCACCTGAATTTACGAGGGAATTGGAATCGCTACAGGATAATGTTCCTCCCGTGGAATTCGATACCAGTGTAAATTATGATATTTTCAAAGAATTTGACCCTGTACCATTTAAATCTGCGAGTATCGGTCAGGTTCATATGGCTGTACTCCAAAACGGTCAAAAAGTTGTTGTAAAATTAAAACGCCCAGGAATTCTGGATATCATGAAAGAAGATACGGATACCATACGCGACATTGTACACTTTTTAGAGCGTATAGGTTTCGACACTGGGAATAGTTCTGGTTCAGTTCTTGGTGAGTCTATAGAGTATCTATTGGGAGAAGCCGATTACAAACAGGAAATTAACAATGCTATAAAGTTTCGAAAAAGTATGAAAGAGGTTGACTGGGTAAAAGTTCCGAGGGTGTACAAAAAGTATTCGAACGATGAGATGATTGTCATGGAATATGTCCCGTCTACGAAACTGACTGAGATTACAGACAAGAGAGTAAATAAGAAGAAGATCTGTGAAGCTTTGATCAATTCGTACGTTATTCAAACCATGGATAACGGTCTCTTCCACGCGGACCCTCACCCTGGAAATCTTGGGTTCTCATCTAAAGGACAGCTTGTATTTTATGATTTCGGACTACTTGTACCATTATCGGAAGAACTCAGGGATGGGTTTACAAAACTATTTGGTTTCATAATCATGCGAGATACCGCTGGTATCGTGGATACACTCATTAAACTGGGTGTGATTGTCCCAACATCTTCAGACGTTTCGGATATCGAACTCTTCTTTGAAACTATTTTGGGATATTTAGAAACCCTCGATGGTTCTGGAATCGTGAACGATGATCTCGCCGCACAGCTCGCCGTTGAAAAACCATTCGTCGTACCCAGTAGTTTCGTGTACCTCGCCAAAGCTTTTTCGACTATTGAGGGTATATGTCTTAAACTGGATCCAGATTTCAACTACTTCACATACCTGGAACCTCTCATCCAACAACAGATCATCGAATCTGTGGACGTCGGGGATATATTCATGAAGACGACTGAGATACCCGGAACGATAAGCAAGATAAATACAGCTGTATCAGGTCTTCAGAAGTCGAGGGGATCTATGAAACGATCCATGGTCAAAACGCAACAGGAAATTAGGCTCGTCCAGTACAGCGTGGTGTGTGCTCTACTGGCTGAGAAGTTTGGGGACAATCCCCCCTTGGCGATGTTTTTTGTTTTTTGTACCCTGTGGTTTACTTTTCGTAAAAGTCGATAGACTTCTTACCACTCTTCTTGGGCTTATCCTCCTTCTTGACCAACTTGTTGTGCTCCTCGAAGTACCCTTTCAAACGGCTCTGCTCATCACGGAAAATATCAGAGAACTTCTCTTTGATCTTCTCCACGTCAGTGTCACGTTCCTTCTGGATCTTCTTACTCAGCCTCTTAAATCCCTTGTTCCTCTTCTCTGTAGCGAATACGGTCATTGTGTTCGTTATGGCAAGCATTTACTTTGTGTCGACATTTAATTTCAAGCGTTTCAACTTTTCCTGAAACTCTCGGTTCTCGCCGGGAGATTCAATCGCTGTGCCATTGGAAATTGCTTCAATCTCGGGACCTGTGAGCTGCATCGCGTTCACCCTGAAGTCCATAAACGCTTCCATGGACAGGGGTACGAGGGGCTGGACCAATTCGTAAATAGCTGTAGCATAGTCGCGAATTTCCTTCTGTGCGTGATGATCCATTCTCAATTGAAGGAAGTGCATGAGGTTATGAAGATCCATTTTCCACACGAAAGACGTATACGTAGATTGTGGTAGAA